ACCGCTTTTTCCTTCCCGCCACTCTCATTGTACCTGTAAAACTGCAGCGGCAGACTCGCCACCGCCTCCGACAGAATCCTCACACAAGAATACACCGCCGTCATCTGCATCGCGCTCCGCTCATTCACCCTCTTCCCCGATGTGCTCCCGCCCATCAGGAAACTAAACGAGCTCCCCGCCGTCCTGTCCGTCACCGGCGCATCCCTGCCCCGGAAAATATTGCTAAAAATACCCATATTCCATTTGTCCTTTCTCTTTCCGTCTGCTATAATTACTTGAATAACCCACAACACAAGGAGTGATGATTTGAATATTTACATAGATGAATCAGGATCGATTAACAACCATGCACCCAACAACAAATATTTTATAATCTCTTTGATTCGTGCCACCAACAAAGATTCTCTGAAGAAAGCATATAAGCGCTTTGTCTCTTCCAACCATGACCGCTTGTTAGAGCTGGACAAGGACAAAATCAACCCCAAAACAGGGGAAGTAATCCGAGAAGGCGGCAAGATGTTCTTCAATGGTGCATTTAAAGAGCTTAAAGGTTCTCAGTTTGACAAAGAAATGAAGCAACACTTTGTCGATTTCTTTTCACGCAAACAGTCATTTGAAATATATTTCATCAAAATTGCGAACGAAAAACTGACCGACCATTTCTGTCAGAATACCGCCAGAGTATTCAACTACACCATGAAGCTAACCCTTGAATTCCTTATCAGGAAAGGTTATCTGCCCAACGAAGACTGCTCTCTCCATCTCGATGAAAGAAACGAAAAAACTGAGACCAAATTCTTCCTTGAGAACTATCTGAACACCGAACTATCCATGAATGGTACTGCCACAGGAAAATTCGATGTTACGTATTATGATTCGTCAAATAATAACCTCATACAGATTGCAGATGTATTTGCAAATCTGTACTATTCTCACCTTCAAACAGGTGGTTACGCCGACGAAATCAAAAAACTTGAGGATGCAGGAATCCTAAAGTATGTTTTTGAATTTCCAAAATAAAAAATTTTTCTTTCAACTTTTTTCAGGAATATTGACAGCCCAAACCACATATGCTATTATAGGTTTACCAACAGTAAGTCCTATGTCAGTGCCATTATCGAGGTAAGCGTCATGTGTTGGCGTCACTATTAGGCAATTGGTATTACCGAAAAACCAGACCAATCTTCGGATTGGTCTTTTTTCATGTCAAAATACCAGCAATCCCCTTGTGTCATAAACGCTCTCACTCGTATCATTTCCGCACCGGATAGCCCGGTCGAGTGCCATGATGCAGGCAATCGCTCCATCTATCTTTTCCGTACTTTTTGACTTGTCCGCCTTGATATTCCCAGCAGGATCTGTACGAATAAAAATGTTATCCATGTTCCAGCGAAGAACCGGATGCCCTCCATGTGCCAGTTTCTTCTCCAGTGTCAGCTTCATCAATTCCTTTGTTGGAGGAGACATACTTGCAAATCCCTGTCCCATAGGAACCACTGTAAATCCCATTCCTTCCAGATTCTGCACCATCTGCACTGCTCCCCATCTATCGAAGGCAATCTCACGAATGTTAAACCGCTCTCCAAGAGATTCGATGAATTTTTCAATAAAGCCGTAATGCACTACATTTCCCTCCGTTGTCTGGATAAATCCCTGTCGCTCCCATACATCATATGGGACATGATCCCGATTCACACGAATTGGCAGCGTTTCTTCCGGCAGCCAAAAATAAGGGAGAATGAAATAGGGTTCGCTATCATCTTCCGGCGGAAAGACCAGGCAGAAAGAGGTTAGGTCAGAAGTGCTGGAAAGATCAAGTCCTCCGTAGCACACGCGCCCTTCCAACTCTTCCGGATTGACTGGAAACGCACATGCATCCCACTTGTTCATCGGCATCCAGCGTACAGCCTGCTTCACCCACTGATTCAGTCGGAGCTGGCGAAAAGAATTTTCTTCTCCCGGATTCTGCTGTGCAGACTCGCAGGCCGCCTGTACCTTATCCAGCCCTATCGTATCTCCCAGAGATGGATTTGCTTTCTTCCACACCTTCGGATCCGTCCAGTCTTCTTCCATTCCTGCACCATAAATCACTGGATAGAAAGTGCTGTCTTTCTTCCTTCCCTCCAGAATGTCTACGGCCTTCTGGTGTGTCTCATAGCAGATACTGTTGGTATCTGTTCCAGCAGTCGTGATCAGGAAATACAGAGGCTGCATTCTCGCATCGCCGGAACCCTTTGTCATAACATCAAACAGTTTCCGGTTCGGCTGTGTATGCAGTTCATCGAAAACTACTCCATGAATATTAAAGCCATGCTTACTGTATGCCTCTGCCGAAAGTACCTGATAGAAGCTGTTAGTCGGGGTAAACAAGATTCTCTTCTGCGATGTCAGAATCTTACACCGTTTATTTAATGCCGGACACATCCGAACCATATCTGCTGCAACATCAAAAACAATCGTAGCCTGCCCACGGTCTGCAGCACAGCCATAGATTTCTGCACGCTGTTCCCCATCTCCGCAGCACAAAAGCAGAGCAACAGCTGCCGCCAGCTCACTCTTTCCATTCTTTTTCGGAATCTCAATGTACGCAGTGTTAAACTGCCGATACCCGTTAGGCTTGATTATTCCAAACAAATCCCGGATGATCTGCTCCTGCCATTCCAGGAGTCGAAATGGTTTTCCTGCCCATGTACCTTTTGTATGGCATAGGCACTCTATAAAATTTACCGCATAGTCCGCAAGTTCTTCATCATACACAGAATCCTTCAATTTGAATTTCGTCGGTCTGTATTTCTTCCGCATATTTCCATCTCCCTACATACAGAGAAAGCGCCACTGGCGCCTTCATCTGCATACATAGTAACAAGAAACAGAGCCCCTCGGCTCCGTCCCTGAAAAAATCATTCTGTTATCTATTGCTCCGGCTGCATTCGTGGATGGTCTTCAAAATCTGTTCCTGTTCTCCAGTATCCACACCCATTACCTGCAGTGCCTGTCTGGTTCCGCAGTCCGGACAAATCTGTGTTTTGTTGTCATCCCTTGAAAGTGCAGCGACACCGCAATAGCTTTTTCCACACAGCGGACAAACCGCTTTCACTCTTGTCTCATTCTTCATAGCCGCACACCTCCCTGCATTTCTCATAGGCTGCCATCAGCACTGCTTTATCAAAGTAGAAGGTTTCGTAACCTGTCAGACAGGTTCTCATGTAGTAATCCGTAGGGACTCCAATCGGTCGATCCTCATGCATGATGTAAGCAAATGCCGTCACCGTTCTGCGCTTTCCCGTGCGGATGCCCTTATACTGCAGCCGGATATCCTGCTTGTAATAAAAATTCGGGAATCCCTCATAACGGTCAAGTGCTGCCTCATCTGTATCCGTCACCTCCCAGACCACCACCGGAACCGTGCCATCCGGACATTTTTCAATGGTCAGGTAAGAGCCCGTCTTGCTCCCTTTGAAAAGCAGTTCCCAGCCATCAAGTTTTGCTGTGCCAAGAATTGTGGCATGCGGGCATCTCATCCGCATCTGCGCAACATTAAGATTGCTGCCATAGGCAATGTAGTATCGTTTCTTCATAGTGTATCATCCTTTCCGAAGGGTAAAAGTCTTCGGTGAAAACCTCTCACCAAAGCCGAGAAACACCCTTCTACTGCCTTAAGACCGCCGTGGCGGTCAGTGGTAAGGCGGCAGGAGGCTGTCTCCCTGCTAGGCTCTTCCGTTGCGGAAGGCTGTATCTCCCGAAAGTCTTCTGGTAAGGATTTCTCTTGCTGTTTTGAATTCATCCCCGATGAATCCGAGCCGGAGGAGCCATGTTCTCATCGCGTATTTCGGATTTTCATTCTGCTGGGGCTTCGGGCTTGCCGTTCTCACGGTCTTTGCCATCTGGCTGAGTGCAAGGCAAAGCTGAATGTAACTTTTGAGCTGTCCTGCGTGAAGTCCGCCCTTCCGGTCATCTGTCGGCTTGTCAAACTGGAACAGCCGGAATTCAATGGTTGCCTTAGTAAAAGTAGCATGCAGGTTCAGCATATGGTAGCGGCTTTCATTGTAATGCTGATTTCTTCCGCAGCTGCCGCCATTTTCGCAATACCAGATGTCTGCAAGTTCTGACATGGTCTTCGGTTTCCGGCGGTTGAGTTCCTTTAAGAAATCCGGATCAACTGTCCGGCAGTAGCGGTGCATCCGATAATGGTCTATGTTGAGTGCCTCTGCGATCAGGCTTTCATGGCTTGCCATGATGTTTGCAAGGTTCCTCAAGGTCTGCGGTGTGTGTCCCTTTGCCCCGATGTGGATATGGACTCCGCATCCTCTGGAAGCATCGCTCTTGGCACCCTTGTGTCTGAGCTGGCGAATCAGCTCCTGCAGCGTTTCGATATCCCCGTAATTCAGGATTGGCGTTACCAGTTCGCACTTCTCGCTGTCCGGACCTTCAATGCTGACATCCCGCTGAAACTTCCACTCTCTGCCCTGAGCATCCCATGCTGACCATGTACAGTAACCGTTCCGGCCTGCCGTGTTTTCGTATCTTCCGGTTCCAAAATAGGTGGCTGCGAGTTTTGCCGCTGCTTCCCTTGTAATATGGTTCATCTCGACCTCAACGCCGATGGTCTGCTTCTTCATTTCTTCGATCTGGTTTGCTGCTTTTTCGTTCATGGTGTGTACCTCCGTTTTTTCTTTGCTTTCTTGCCTTTCGGTGTACACATATTCGCTCTGAAGGCACACATTATCAAGTCAATTAGCAGCCATAAAACTACCAGAAATCAACACCTGGAATTGTGTATTTTACAGTTCTCATTCTCTGATTTTCCGGCATATATCCTCGCCGTAAACCACGTTCAGATGGCTGCCGTTATCCCAGCTCACCAGCACCGATGCTGTATCATCCACACCTGTCACTGTACCCTTGGTTCCGACCGGCGGTGCCTGTGCATCATCCATGCGCACCAGCTCCACCCGTGAGCCTGCCGGGTATTCCCGCCTGATCCGTTCCACAATCTCACGTTTTGGGAAGTTCACGCTTCATCACCGCCCTTCTTTCCATCCTTGAATGCAGAGGATCCGGTCAGATTCTTCATAAGAATCCGGCGGCTCTGCTTGTACTCGTCTCCGATAAATCCAAGCCGGAGAAGGAAACAGCGGAATGCGTACTTGGTATTTGTCACATCCTTCTCTTTGAGTGTCACCCGTTTCGCCTCTTTTGCCATCCTGCAGATAGCTGCAATCAGGCTGGTGTATGCCTCACACTCCTCGGCGGATGGAGTAATGGAAAACCATGGGAAGGATACTTTATCCTCTGTGATATGGATTGGCAGTTCATCAACTGCCAGTGCCTCCTTAAGCAATGCCGTCTTTCCGTTGACCAGCTTCCTTAAGTTTTCCAGCTGGGTGTCGGAAAACTGTTCCCTCGGCATTTCCACTGTAAGCCCCATCGGTTCAGATTCATCCATCGATTCATCCATCGGTTCATTCATCGCGGCCTCCTGCTTCCTGTAAAATTCCCACTCCTCCGGCTCAAAGCCCGCATTTACACAAGCCTGTACAATGGCGTTGCTCCGATCCATGATTGCCGGATCTGCATCGATCATGTCTCCCCAGGAAAGCATGCCGTCCTTGGAAATGTTGTAGTCCCCTATCTGGTATGCCGCACTCGGCATTCCAAGATATATTGCTTTTTCTCCAAGCTCCCCGGCAATAATTTGTACCAGTGCCTTGCGTTCTGCACCGCTCACGTTAAAATGTAGTACCATGTGAATTTCCTCCTTCTTTTTTGGTAGTACACATCTTCCCGTACTATCGGAGAAATAGCAACTACTATCTGACCTGTAAATGTACCAAATATCTGCGTCCGGATTTGTCACTAATACAGTACGTTCCTACGCCTCCACCTGTTTCACCAGGTCTGCGTACATCAACTTTTCACCCTTGCGCTCCACATACACGTCCTCCGGATTCCCGCCATCCTCCACGTATCTCCGGAGAATAACGGAAGCGTATTTTTCATCCAGCTCCATCATGCAGCAAATGCGCCCCGTCTGTTCACACGCCATCATCGTGGAACCGCTGCCGCCGAAAGTGTCGATCACAATGGAGTTTTCCTGCGAGGAATTGCCAATCGGATACGCGAGCAAGTCCAGCGGTTTTGAAGTCGGATGGTTCTTATTGCGCTTTGGCTTGTCAAAATTCCAGATCGTGGTCTGCTTGCGGTCGGAATACCACGGATGCTTTCCATTCTGTAAAAAGCCATACAGGACCGGTTCATGCTGCCACTGGTAATCTGATCGTCCAAGCACAAGAGAATTCTTCACCCAGATACAGCACCCAGCAAGATGGAATCCCGCATCCACAAAAGCCCTGCGGAAATTCAAGCCTTCCGTGTCTGCATGAAAAATATAGGCTGCACCGCCTTTTTCCAGATGTGCAGCCATGTTCTCAAATGCTTTCCGAAGAAAATTGTAAAACTCCTCACCCTTGATGGAATCATTCTGAATCGAGAGTCCGTCTGAACTCTGAAAGGAAACTCCATACGGCGGATCCGTCAGAATCAGATTTGCCCTCCGGTCGCCCATCAGCTTATCCACATCTTCTTCAGAGGTCGCGTCCCCGCACATGAGCCTGTGTCTGCCGACCGTCCATACATCGCCTCTTTCTACAAAAGCTGCTTTCTCCAATGCCGCAGACAGGTCAAAGTCATCATCCTGTGCCTCTGCCTCACTCTCACTCTTGAACAGATCTGCAATCTCCTGTTCTTCAAATCCTGTCAGCGACACATCGAATGCCTCCGCCTGCAGGGATTCAATTTCAATCCGCAAGAGCTCCTCATCCCATCCAGCATCCTGAGCAAAACGGTTGTCCGCAATAATATAGGCCTTTTTCTGTGCCTCGGTGAGATAATCCACCAGCACGCAGGGCACTTCCGTGATTCCTTCTTCACGGGCAGCCAGCACACGTCCGTGGCCAGCAATGATGCCATAATCCTTATCAATAATGACTGGATTGATAAACCCGAACTCACGGAGGCTGGAGCGAAGTTTGTTGACCTGCTCTGCCGAATGAGTCCGGGCATTGTTTACATACGGTATTAATTTGTCGATGGAGACCAACTCCATCTGTGTTGTCGTTTTCGCCATCAGCGTATTCTCCTTTCAGGTCAGACACCACGTCTGGTTCGGAGCAGGCGTTCCATGACATCATCTTGCGGTGTTGCTCCCATATATTCAGTTGAACAGTTTTCCTTCACAATCTGGAAAATCTGATACCAGAGATTGTTGACCTGTTTCATATAATTTTGACTCATAGACACATAAGGCGATGCAATCGCTGCTCCAGTGGTCGGATGCTTTGCCAGAAATCCAAATTCCGAGATTGCGTGTTCGCACTGGATCCATCGGCTCACTGACATCGCATAATTCCGGATCAACTGTGCGCTGACCAATTTCTCGCAGCCCCGTTCATGCAGCCAATTCCACGTTTCTTCAAAGACATCTGCGGCATCGAAATCATCGCCATTTTTCTGCCGCTCCTGCATATAGCTTTTGACCTCCGGCATATCCGAACCGGAAAGGTCTGAATCTGTGGGCAATTCCATGACCGTCAGTTTTCTGCCGCCCGGATTGCCGCTTTCTATTTTTTCAGCCAGAGCCTTGGACTTGCGTCCGCTTCCGGCTCTTGCACCGCCTCTGGCAGTACCGTCCTTTGCCATAAAATCACCTTCATTTCCTGTCAGGGGTTATTCCCTGTTTGATTTCGCTTTT